AGCGGCGTTCTTTGCTAACGTTCCAGTAGGTGCCAGAAGTATAGATTTTTATACTCCTAGCACTTGGCCAAGCCCTTGGGAAATACTATACCACAAAGAGTATTGCGCAAGCTCTATTAGTTTGCTCATATTCTATACACTAGAAGTATTGCTCAAGGATTCGGAGTTAAGTATCGTTTTAATAGACGATGGCCGCGATAGATTTTTGGTTCCTCTGGTTGATAAAACACATATTTTAAACTACATACTGGGGGAGATAAGTACACTACACAATTACAAAGATATACGAATAGTCGATGACTTTAGCGACGATCCTATTCCGCATATCTCGTAACAGACACAAGGGAGAGAACAATGTCGCAGAATCAATCCGCTGTACCTCACAGCGAAGCAATGAATACATCAAAGAATAAAGGAGACCAGAACGTGAGCCTGCCCACAGAATATCAGAAATTTATACATTTAAGCCGCTATGCTAGATACAACGAAGAATTAGGACGAAGAGAGACTTGGTCTGAAACTGTTGCTAGATACTTCAGCTTTTTCGATCAGCATCTGGAAGAAAACTACGCAGGTGGATTAAAGGAGTATAGAAAGGTTCGTCCAGAACTAGAGCAGGCTGTGTTGAACCTAGAGATCATGCCGTCGATGCGCTGCATGATGACAGCAGGTCCAGCACTAAAGAGAGACGCAGTGGCAGGCTATAACTGCTCTTTCCTTGCTGTAGATTCGCCGAGAGCTTTCGACGAATGTATGTACATTCTTATGTGCGGCACAGGTGTTGGTTTTTCTGTTGAGAGACAAGAGATCTCCAAGCTACCTAACGTAGCAGAAGAATTTTACTCCAGCGACACAACCATTGTTGTTCCAGACTCCAAGCTAGGTTGGGCAAGCAGTTTCCGTGAACTAATCTCCATGCTATATGCGGGCCGCATTCCAAAATGGGATTTAACACGTTTACGTCCAGCAGGCGCTCGCCTAAAAACCTTCGGTGGTCGCAGCTCTGGTCCGCAACCACTAGACGATCTATTCAAGTTCACAGTCAATACGTTTGTAAACGCAGCAGGCCGTAAGCTAAACTCCATCGAGTGCCACGATCTTATGTGTAAGATTGGTGACATCGTAGTAGTTGGCGGTGTTCGTCGTTCAGCTCTAATCTCTTTGTCGAATCTTTCCGATGAACGTATGCGTCATGCTAAGAGCGGCAAGTGGTGGGAGCAGAACGGTCAACGTGCGCTAGCTAATAACTCTGTTTCCTACACAGAAAAGCCTGACATTGAAATCTTCATGCGCGAATGGCTTGCTCTTATCGAGTCCAAGTCGGGCGAACGCGGTATTTTCAACACTAAGGCTGCTCAGCAGCACGCCAGTAGCAACGGTCGTAGAAAGGGTGAGCTCGTAAAGGGAACAAATCCTTGCTCCGAAATTCTACTACGCAGCAAGCAGTTCTGTAATCTATCAGAGGTTGTAGTTCGTCCAGAGGATGACTTCGAATCTCTAGCTAGAAAGGTACGACTCGCAGCAATCCTCGGTACACTACAGGCATCGTTGATCGAGTTTAGATACCTCTCCAAGGAATGGCGCACCAATACAGAGGAGGAAGCACTACTAGGTGTAAGCCTCACAGGTATTATGGACAACGAATTCCTCAGCGGCAAGAAGGGTAAGAAGGACATCACACTTGAAGAGTTCCTAACCAACCTAAAGAACGAAGCCATCCTTTCTAACAAAAAGTGGGCAGAGACAATCGGTATCAATCAAGCAGCAGCAATCACCTGCGTCAAGCCATCCGGTACAGTATCTCAGCTAGTTGACTCGGCATCGGGCATTCATCCGCGCTACAGCGAACACTATATTCGCACGGTTCGCGCAGATAAGAAGGATCCGCTAGCACGTTTCATGGCTGATCAAGGATTCCCAGTGGAAGACGACGTCACCAAGCCACAGCATAACTACGTATTCAGCTTCCCAACAAAGGGACCAAAGCATAGCGTACATAGAGACGACATGAATGCTATCGAACAGCTAGAGCTTTGGAAGATCTACGCTAAGTATTGGTGCGAACACAAGCCATCTATTACGGTATACGTTCGTGACCATGAGTGGCTAGACGTAGGTGCATGGGTTTATAAGAACTTTGAGCATATGAGCGGCGTATCGTTCCTACCTCATACAAATCACACGTATCGTCAGGCTCCTTATCAAGAAATTACAAAGGAACAGTACGACGAAATGGTAGCTAAGATGCCAAAGGGCGTAGACTGGACTGCTATTACTAACTACGAGAGTGAAGATAACACAGCGGGATCACAGACACTAGCATGTACTGGCGGTGTTTGTGAGATTGTAGATCTTATCTCTGAATAATAAAGGAAACACACATGACGGACTTTTTACAAGCCAAAGAATCAGTGATGAAGGAGGGAGACGTAGTATGTTTCCGCCTTATCACTGGTGATGAAATCATCGGTAAGATTACAAAGCTAACACGCGACGAGGTCTCTATCAAAAAGCCATGCACAGTTGTTGCTGGACCACAGGGAGCAGGTCTCGCACCTGCCTCTCTTCTCGGTGATCCAGAGCATCCTGTGGTGTATCAGCGCTCTGCTATCGTAGCGATCATGAAGCCGCGCGGAGATGCTGAGAGCGCATACACATCTATGGAGACAGGGCTACAGGTGCCGACCAATCAAGGTCTAGTGGTTCCGGGTAGATAAGATGCCAGAGGCTGCAAGAGTCGGAGTTGACGTTGCGGGTGGGATCATTACAGGTCCCGGTGCTCCGACAGTCACCGTCAATGGCAGTCCTGTAGCTAACGAAGGCGACAACATAGCACCGCACGGAAGCGGTCCTCACGGTGGCGCACCTAAACTGGTCACAGGGGCAGGTAGTCCTACAGTGACAGCGCAAGGTGAGAAGGTGTTTAGAAAGGGCGATCCTGCTACGTGTGGGCACACTGTCTCTACAGGATCTTCTAACGTTATCGTAGGTAATGCCTCGATACCAGCGAATCCCTATGAATACAGTCACGCGGAAGACGTGGTGACGGCAGCAGGACGAGATGCACCTATCGACGACACGGCCGATGATCCTGCGTCACAAGCAATCGTCGCCTCATACCCGCCTGACTCACAGGCACCTGTCGAACCACCACTAACAGACGACCAAACCGCTCCACCACCGGAGCCAACTACAACACCACCAGCTTGCGGAGATATTACAGTGGTAGATTACAATTATCCCTTAGGGGCAAACTTCATTTTAGCTGATCTAACTATCGGCACTTGGGTCAATAACGTCACTAAGGGTTGCTATTTTAGACATAAGATTAGAGCACAGGCAGGATTTACTGAACCAGAGATTATTTGTAATCTCAAGGCACTTGTAGAAAATGTTCTTGATCCATTATATACACAGTTTCCGTCTAATTTCCGTGTAAATAGCGGCTTCAGAACATTTACCACAGGACGCAGTCAGCACGAAAAAGGAATGGCTGCTGATATTCAGTGGGCGGGACTAAGTAATTCTGCTTATCTAACAAGATCGCAGTGGATTCGTGATAATTTGCCTTACGACCAGCTAATTATGGAACACGGCAATTCAATTTGGATTCACGTTAGCTTTAATCGCCTGTCGTCGCAGCGTATGCAGGTGCTAACAATGAAGAATAGCTCGTATGTCTCTGGACTGAAGCTATATTATTCGTAAGTTTTGATAAATACAAAGTAGAAACACATACATTTCGAATGTGCATTTGACACGACAGAAAAGGAGGCTTAAAAATGTCACAAGGTAAATCACCTTATGAGCTACGAGCGGATCTGCTAAAGCTAGCTTTTTCTATTCTGCAAGCACAGCATACCGCAAGGGCTGTGGCAGAAGGAAAGCAAACTATTCCTACTTCGCCTACAACAGACGAAGTTATCGCAGAAGCTAACAAGCTCAATGACTTTATTTCTAAACAGGGAAATAAAGATTTCATGAACATGGGTCGTAAGTAATCGGCCTTTGAAGAGAAAGCGGAATTTAGTTTCCGCTTTTTCTTGACTTCAAAATACAAACCTGCTATAGTCATTATATGCAGAAACTTCTAACCAAATTCAAAAGATGGATGCGATTCAATCCGCCTGTGTCTGGAACATGGGACGACTGGCGTGATTTTGATACAAACTTCAAGAAAGAAGCACCTGTGAGACACTACCTATCGAAGGTTGTCGGATTGAAACTACGAGTAAAGTGGATGAAGATTAAAGACCTAAAGTGGAAGGTCTATCATCGCTTCCATCCTCGCCACAAATACAATGTGGTTAGAACAGAACTGGAACCGGGCTACTATGATCTTGACATGCGTATGCTCTATGCATGTTTCGCTCTGCTTGTTAATTATGTAGAGATCGAAATGTCTTGGGGATCCAAGAAGTATCGTGACCGAGAGAAAGGATTAGAGAATCTCGACTACACAATCAACTTCAATTCTAAGCTTCCTGCGGATCACAACGAATGGGATCGTATGCCCGAGCATCAAGAACATGCTGCTCGTGAGGCAAAGGAACTTTACCTCTGGTGGGAAAAGTATCGCGACAACGACGACAGCGAATGGGACAACTGCCCTGTTAGTCTCTCGGAACGAGAACACGCATACGATGTGTTGAGTGAGAAATGGCGCAAGGAAAATCCAGAGCTTGCAAAAGAATGGGACAACTGGTCTAAGAGAGCAAGAGCAGAATCAGAAAGAAAACTACAAGAAGCCGACGAAATGCTTGCACGCCTAATCAAAATACGTCACTCCCTTTGGACATGAGAGAAAGCTTAGGACATTTTCTACATCAAAACATCGACGTCCTAGCCGAAGAAGCAAAGAAAGACGAGCACTTCCTATACGAACTCTACGGTGCTCTTTGTAATACAGATTGGATTAGACAAGTCTCAGATAAAGACACGTTTGTTTCGTGCCTAAAAGGCGACAACGTGTATGGAACATCGTGGCGCGGCGCTGGAGCGATCTGTGCCGATATTTACAACCACGCCTTTCCCAATAAAGAGCCCAATGATTACCTCTCCTACTATTGCAGCGGAAGCGAAGGGCGTGTTTCCGAGCGCGTCGCAAGCATAGCGGCACGTTTAGGCTGGAAAATCGTCGAATATAACGGCGACCTTACGTAAGTTATTGATTCTCATAGACATTTAGCACTTGACTTACTTCTATCACTTTGCTATAGTAGCATAGGAGTATAGGAGCATATAATGCGTTTCAGATTGCTAAGTGACCTGCACATAGAGCACGGCGCTTTCGTCCTTCCTAAGATGAAGGGCGATCGTGACACTGTGCTAATCCTTGCAGGTGACATCAACCTCGGGCTCGAGGCACGCAGGCTTGTCGAAGAGGCCTGTAAACGCTTCCGCATCGTGATTCTGATTCTCGGCAACCACGAGTTCTATGGCTGGGAGTATAATGACCTTCGGCGTCAGTGGCGCAATCTTGCGGCAAGCATGAAGGGCAACTTCTACTTCCTCGACGATACGGCGTGCGTCGTAGACGACGTGCGAATCCTCGGCACGACGCTGTGGACGGATTTCAACGGCAACGACTGGTTCGCCAAGCAGAAGGCCAAAGAGTATGTCAAGGACTACTGGGTGATCAAGAAGGAGAACCAGTATTATGAGCAGGTAAACTTCCATCCAGATGATGCCGTGAAGGCTAACATGTTGGCTCGCTTCTTTCTGAAGGAAGAGCTGCGCAAGCCATGGCACGGTAAGACGGTCGTGGTTACGCACCACCTACCGCATCCGCTCTGCGTTCACGAGCGTTTTCGCGGTGATCCACTGAACCCAGCGTGGACGAACAACCTCGACGACATTATCGCCGAGAACGACATCGCTGTTTGGTGCCATGGACATACGCACGATAACGTGGATGTCACGGTTCATGATACGCGCATACTCTGCAACCCGCGAGGATACGACAAGTATCGTGCCCTCAACCCTGGATTCAACCCCGAGTTTGCATTCGAGGTTTAGTGATAAATACTAAGATGGACCTCAAGAGTAAGGTAGGAAACAACTATCGAGGCATTGTCACTTTCAGTGATATACATGCCGACATAGACAGCCTCAGAAAGGGCGTATCCTTTGCTCTTTCCAACGACCTCTTTATAGTGTTCCTTGGCGATCTTGTCGATGGACACGATAAGCCCGTTGAGACAGTGGTGGCTGTGAAGGCGATCCTCGACGAGGACCGTGGCGTCTTTGTCATCGGCAACCACGACGACAAGTTCCGTCGGTATGCGCAGGGACGCAAGGTTGAGATCAAGGGAATGGCGCTACAGACTCTCAAGGACGTAGGTGAAGAGCGCATGCCGCTGTTCCTCGGAACCATGGTAGACATCGTCGAGCACCGCAACGCAGCACATCACTGGCGTTGGGACAACTGGGTCTTTACGCATGGTGCCTGTGCGCGTCAGTTCTGGGACGCAGATCATAGTGCCCACGACGAAAAGACGAGGCGCAAGATCATCCACAAGGCCATGTACGGTGAGGTTAATGGCAACGAGATGGATGATGACGGCTACCCTGTACGCAAGTACGACTGGGTAGACCACATCCCTGCGGATCACCACGTAGTCGTAGGACACGACCGCAAGCCGTATGCTAAGGCACACCTTCAGCACACAGGCCCGTATCATCATCGAAATGAGGTGGGTGGTAGAGCAATCTTTACGGACACCGGCTGCGGCAAGGGCGGGCACCTTACACTTACTGTTTTCAAGAACGAGAATGGTAGACTGGAGATGGTTGGGCATGAAACTGTTTGAGATGGACTCACAATACGTGTTGTTTGTTGATCTCGACGGTGTTCTTTCCAATCTTGACAAATTTGTGCGCGACCTAACAGGAATGAATTTTGATGAGCTTCGTGGACCTATGTTTACGAAGCTACTTTCGGACTATAGAGAACAAGGACACACATTCTTTGATCGTCTTGACAAGACACCCGACGCCGACAGGCTTTGGGGATACTTAGCAAGACACAAGCCAAACATACTTACAGCTACAGGACCAGAAAGAGTAAAGGCTACAGCAGAGAAAATTCGATGGGTACACAATCATCTGCATAGCTTCAATGATATCTTCAGCGTCGCATCTGGAAAACAAAAATACCAGTACGCACGACCTAACCATATACTGATAGACGACACGCCTGTCAACATTCAATTGTGGAAAGACGCTGGAGGAGTCGGCATACTTCACAGAAATGCCGACGACACCATACGCAAACTGAAAGCATTAGGTCTATAAAACTTGACATTTTACTTTAGGTGTAATACAATACACCTAAGCTATTGGAGGTGACTCATGATAAAGCCACTCAAGGCAACATTGTTCCTAATATTTTCTGCGCTATTTGCAACACCAGTTGTGGCAGAAGAACAGGAAAATACGGTCACGCTAACAAGCGTGATGCAGGAAATTGAATCGAAGATTCTGGAACTCGTCGTTGATATTGCAGAACCAGAGATGCCAGAAATTTACACATGGGAATACAAGTCCCTCGATAAAGAAATTCTGTGTCTCGCGCAGAACATCTACTTTGAGGCAGGGCACGAACCACATATGGGTAAGGTTGCTGTTGGTCTTGTCACGATCAACCGCGTAAAGTCTCCCATGTATCCAGACAGCATCTGCGAAGTTGTTTGGCAGGTTGGCAAGAGCAGCAAAACAGGAAAGAGTGTTGCTCAGTTCTCTTGGACAAGAGATGGCAAGCCCGACAGGCCACGAAACATGACTGCGTGGGGCGAGGCTCTTGAACTTGCTCGTGACATGATCGGAGATGCTGATCTAAATGAATACGAGGATTTTACCAAGGGTGCAACCCACTATCATGCCACCTATGTAAAGCCTTATTGGCGACACAAGTACGAACGTGTTGCTAAGATTGGACTGCATATTTTCTATCGTGATGTCAATCAGGTATATGAGGGGTCAGTAGCGAAACTATGATGTCAATTATGAAGATCGGACTGGTTTTTGCGGCAATCTATGGATTTGTAGCATTGTTGGTTAATCTGTATGGCTCGCTTCGTCTATTCAAGAAGTACGTAGAGACAGGTAGAGTCTCAGACGACAACGACGAACCCGCCAGACTCGTTAAGGGCGATCGGTTTGTTTTCTTCAAGAGAGACGCAGGAATGTTTAATTTTATGACAGGTCTTCTGTTAGATCTGTTGGTTGTGGTTCTATTGATACACTTTTGGCCGATTGCTATTCCTGCAGGTCTAATTGTCGGCTCGGCTGTTTTCCTTAGGCTCAAGAAGATCAGGAAAGACAACTTCATCAACGCTCTAAAAGGCAAGCGCGACGAAGACGAAGAGTGGGCCTAATAGGAGCAAAATGCAAAATTACTTAGATCTATTACAGGACATACTCGATAACGGATTTGAAAAGACAGACAGAACCGGTGTGGGTTCTGTCTCTGTCTTTGGTAGGACACTAAGATGGGATCTCTCCAAAGGATTTCCTATTCTCACTACAAGAAAAGTATCGCTTCGCATCGCGTTCGAAGAGACTATGTTCTTTCTGCGAGGAGAGCGCGATACAAAGAAGCTCGAAGAAAAGAATATCAATATCTGGAAGGGCAATACTACTCGAGAATTCCTCGATAATAGAGGGCTAACGTGGCTTGAAGAAGGCGACATGGGGTATGGTTACAGCCATCAGTGGCGCAACTTCAATGGCACTGACGGTTACTGGCATCAAAGCCCGTTTCCACTAATGGACGGCGCCTTACCAAAGCCAGAATATGTCCCTGCAACCTCGGGCGTTGATCAAATTCGTGAGCTTGTCGAAGGATTGAAGAAGGATCCGTATAGTCGTAGGCATCTTGTTACGGCGTGGAATCCCGCACAGGTAAATCAAACCCCACTACCGCCGTGCCACATTCTACACCAGTATCAAGTCACCACAACAGGAAAGCTAAACTCCTGCTTCATTATGCGTAGCAACGACGTTCCATACGGTCTTCCATACAATATCATGGGCTACGCTTTTCTAAATCACGCTTTCGCTAAACTCGCAGGGCTTACGCCAGGCGAACTGGTATACTTCGGTGGCGATGTTCACATCTACAACAATCAGATTCCTATGGTAAGGGAGCAACTGAAGCGAAAGCCATTACCATTACCGACCTTTGTTATCACTAAAGACCTAAATACACTTGACGACTTGTTAGATTTACAGTACAATGACGTACAACTAATAGGCTACGAGGCGCATCCAGATTTTAAGGACAAGCCGCCAATGGCAGTCTAAATAAGGATACAGATGCTTTCCACAGACACAACACATAAACTGGACTTATTAGTCAAAGCATTAGAGCAAGGTAAGCTTGATGATATCATTCGTAAGGTAGAGTTTGTCGATAATCTGAAAGGCGATACGTCTGAAGGAGAGTTTGCCGCTCTAAACAAGCGAATCGAAGACCTTCGTCAAGAACTGGCTAACATGACGCAGAACTATATGGAAATCAAAGCCGATATGACGTATATGGCTCAAGCAATCCGTGCTGTGTTAGAACTAAACAAGAAGCTGGACTGGAATAAGAGCAACATCGAAAACGTCTGTAGCAAATATCACGCATACTAAAAAGAGGAACTATGTCATACAAAGGAAAGAGTGATCCAGAACTGGGTCGAAAGGTACACGAGCACCTGAAGAGTCTAGGGGTAGAAACGCCTGTTCTCAAGAACAGCTATAGTTCATTGACCCCACCGGAAAAGATTGATCTTATTGCGGCTAACTTTCAGCAAGTAATGCATGTCTTGGGATTAGATCTCACCGATGATAGCTTGCAGGACACGCCAAACCGAGTAGCAAAGATGTATATACACGAAACCTTTTATGGTCTCGATGTAGACAGCTTCCCAAAGATCACCGTAGTGGAGAATAAGTTCAAGTATGACGAAATGTTGGTGGAAAAGAATATTAACGTTATGTCTTACTGCGAGCATCATTTTGTGGGTATCGTTGGTAAAGCTACGGTGGGCTATATTCCCAATGGGAAGGTAATCGGACTATCCAAGCTAAACCGCGTGGTAGACTACTTTGCTCGTCGCCCGCAGGTACAGGAGCGACTCACAGCACAGATTTATCATGCGTTGTCGTTTATTCTAGAGACAGAGCACGTTGCTGTTGTCATTGATGCAGATCATTACTGCGTTAAGTCTCGCGGCATTGAAGACACAGGATCTAGCACTGTCACTAGCAAGCTAGGCGGAGCATTCAAGGCATCCGAATCTACAAGAGCCGAATTCATGGCACTATCGAGGAAGGCATAATGGCTAGAGTCACAATCCAAGACAGTCTTGCGCAGGTAGACAACCACTTTCAGCTTATTCACATCGCTGCGGCTAGAGCAAAGCAGCTTCAGAAAGGAGCGTATCCGCTTGTTCCACCTAACGGAGACAAGCCTACAGTAATCGCTCTACGAGAGATTGCTGCTGGATTTGTGCATGAGGACTTCAATCGTAGCTACGAAGAGGCAAAGAAGCATGAGCTGGAAAATCAGTAAGCAATTCAATTTTGCATACGGACACAGGGTATGGGTGCAGAAGCTCGAGAGCGAGTTTGCACTTGATCGACAGTGCGTATGCAGACACCTACATGGTCACGAAGCCGAAGTACATGTTCATCTTGTCGGTGATGATCTAAACCCGCAAGGCATGGTTACAGACTTTCTTCACCTTAGCTGGCTGAAGAAGTTTTTCGATGTCTCTGTAGACCACAAATTCATTCTAGACATGAACGACCCATTGTTTGAGAATCTAGTACACTATAAGCTAGCGGATCTTCCGTATTCTTCTATTATGGTTCCAGACACAGACCATGTCGCAGGCATTATTCTTAGCCCGTTAGACATGGGAGTGATGCCGGGTACACCAGAATACGAATACTATGAGAGTTTCTTTATAGTGGACTTTATTCCTACCTCGGAAAATCTCTCTAAGTGGGTATATGACCTAGTCGAACCTAAAATGGCGCGTATTGGCGTTAAGGTTGGCGAAGTTGAATGGTGGGAAACACCGAAGTCTTGCTCTAGATACTCACGCTAAAATACCACTTCAATCTCCCTAGGAACAGATAAATACATTATATGTTCCTAGGGATAATAACTTTAATCACCGCTCTACTCATGGCGTCCACCGCAGCGTGGTTCGCCATTGTAGGCATCATGGCTATCTTTGCTGGCGCTCCAATGGCAGCACTTATTATGGGTGCTGTTATTGAGTTAGGCAAAGTCGTCGGCGTAAGCTGGCTTTACAGAAACTGGAAAGAAAAGACCTCCCTCAAAGG